AGTGAGGCGTCTTGCAAACCCTCTCAGCACCGTTCATTCGTGCTTTGTCTTCGTAGTAGCGCTCCATCAATCGTGCATTGGTGGCTCGCTTGCAGCACTCGTCGGTGTGGTAAATCTGGTTATGCTTGGCGGGGGTGAATGTGACACCACATTCACCCCACGCGCAAACTCGTTCTAACTTGCTCAAATCTTGGCAACTACCATCGGTTCGATGGTAACTGTTCCTTCCCCAAGATTCTCCCAGCACTCACGCTTGACCGGGCAATACTTGCATTGCTTAGAACTCTTGGTGAACGGTCGCTTTGGCAGTGTATCGCCTTCGGCTTCCCAATTCGCACGAACCTCTCTAAGCCAGTCAAGAGCGTCGTCTAGAATCTTCTCATTCTTTGGAGTCATTTCCACAGGAATGACGAGGAAGGAAAGATCGTCTCTATTCTCATAGAAGAGGAATCCGTTCTTCTTTCCCGTAGCCCTCATGTAAATGAGAATCTGATACAAGTGATATGCCAAAGGCTTCATCGTATTCTTACGGATTGTGAAGATCGCATCCTTGGTGGTCTTGAACTCTGCCACGACTACCTCAGACTCACCAGTCTCTTCGTTCTCGATTCTCACAAGAGCGTCGATAAAACCACGGATAGGTGGATCAGCCATAATCATTTCTGCCTCTAGAGCAACCAGAGAACCAGACTTCTCAAAGACTTCACCAAACCTCTCCCCGGCATACCGGCCATTCATCATCGTAGCCATGCCCATTGCATCGGTAGTCTCTTCGAAAACATACTTGCCTTCAAAAGCCATGTACCAATAGCGGGGGCAGCGTCCATTTCCATCATATCCGATGGAGGACGGAGCAAAGGTTTCCTTCTTGGTTACCTTAGCCTCACGAACGTGAGCCATATAACCCTTTTCGACAAGATCACTAATCGTCTTGGCATTAATACCGCCACCACGGAAGTGCGTGCCCTTTGAAATATCTCTAAATCCCATATCAAGCCTTCGAAACGTACTTTAGGCTGTCTACCAACTTTGAGATTGAATCCTTCAAAGTCATGTAAACGTTCTTCTTGTGCGTCTCTTCTGCGCCTTTCTTTCCAATTGTCATATAGTATGTACCCAGCACAGCAAACTTTGTTGCTAGAGCCTGCAATTCAACAATAATTGCGGCTGCTTGGGCAGGATTCATACGTCCCTTTTCCATATACAATTTTACTACAAGGTGCAGCGCCCTGTCCAGTTGCTCATCCTCCATGAAATCATGCAGGTCATTAAACTCTGTGACAGTGGATACTAGTTCCATTGTTGTGTCAGGCATATCCTCTTCCTTCATTTTCTCGCACTTCTTGCATGCGTCCAAGATATTCGTCCCTTCTTGCGTCCGCTATCCACACCGGCCCATCTAGATATCTGCCACAATCTAAGCAGAGTAGTCTAGAAAAGTGTGGGGTGAAATTGGCTCTGTCTCCATAGATACCGGCCAGATTTGAGTGTGGGCAGCGGTTCCTCTTAAACCACTTATACTTCCTCATCGCGGTTCTCCAAGAACTCCAAATACTCCTGCATATCAGAATCGGAGATAACCCACATTCTGACCTTACGTCCGTCGTTTTCACCAAGGACAACAGCAAGAGCAGGACGCTTACCTTGCTTGACAGCATCCTTGCAAATCTTTGCCCATACTGCCTTGGATAGACCGAAAGTCTTGCCATATTCCTTTACATCGACTACGAACTTGTCGATAATGGCATCGCCCTTCTTGTGCTTACCCCGGCCCGAGTTGGGCTGGGGCTTGCCACCGAACCTCTTGATTTCCGCTGCTTCTGTCTTTGCGTCAGCCAAGGTTAATGTCCTCAATAAATGACTTGTGGTCGTTCTTGCACTTCCACGTCAAAACCCTTACCTCTGGGAGATAGACGGCCTTTGAGATATCACCATCGTCACAGCCGGGAGTCTGGCAGTAGAAGTCGCCTTCGATGATAACCTGATTCATTGCTGCTGCCTGTGCAGCCTCTTGCTCATTCATCGACAACCTCACCAGTCTCTACCATGTGGATTTCAGCAAGCAACTTCTCTAGATCGTCAGGGTTTGACTTGAAGTGCTTAACCACATTCGCCTCACCCTGCCACTGCTGACCGTCCCACTTGAACCATGCTCCACCCTTGGTGAGAACCTGATACTCAATGGCTTCCTTAATTACCTCGCCAATGTAGTCAATACCAACGTCCTCGCCACCGTAGTAAATGTCATACTCACAGGTACCGTGCTGTGGCCCCAACTTGTTCTTTTCGCAGAAAGCGTCAACCGTTCGACCGATTGGCTTCTCTAGAACGAGGTCACCCACATAGACATTACCCTTGATCTGCTTGGCATCGGTGTTAGATGAAGTCAACTTAACGATCTGTGATGCAGCAAAGAGGACCTTCTTTCCACCGTGAGGAACCTGCTGAACGTAGGTCTGACCAAGGAACGTGGTGGTCTGCGATAGGAGGACAACTGCTGTGTCCTCGTTACGGTAAAGAATACCGTTAATAAGTGCCGTGATAGCCTTGGCGTGAGCACCAATCTGCTTACGGTCAACCTGATCGTTCAGGCTACCGTCCTTTCCAATAAAGGCTTCCGGCATAATGTCTGAAATTGAGTCGATGACTACAACGTCAATCTTGTTTTCCAGAAGCGGTGCCAACTCGTCTTCGATGCGACCTGAGGACTTTGACTGAATCAGAATCAGTTCGTCGTTGTTTACGCCTAGTCGCTCGGCCCACTTCTTATCCCATGCGCCCTCGGCATCTACCCAAGCACATACTAGGCCCATCTTCTGCCACTTGGCAACCGATGCCTGCATTGCCAGAGACTTACCGGCGCTCTGGTTTCCGTAAATCAAACAGATTCTTCCCTTGGCGACACCGCCATTTAGAATCTTGTTAAGACCATGTGATGCGGTTGGGAGAAACACAACCTCTGTCTGCTGCGCGGTCTTAATGCGCTTTGCGGTCTTAGGGTCAAGACCTGCTAGAAAATCTTCTAGTGCCATATTGTTAAAACATATCCTTTTCTTATAAATTAGTAGTGATCTACGCCTCTTATCTAACCCGCAGGAGGCTCTAACTGCGAGGGCACCGGGAGTTGCCTCCCGGTGCCACTCTATTGTATCAGTTATCGAACGTCGCCGCTACCCTTTAAGGTTCCGCGCTCTAGACGACCAAACAACTTCTCTAGATTACGGTCAGCAATCTGCTGTAGGGAGACACCCAACTCATCGGCAGTACGAGCGAGGTACCAGAGAACGTCACCAGCCTCGTCCAGAAGGGCTTCCTTACGGGCCTCTGTGATCTGCATATCGTCGTCTCGCCACGCCTTCTTTACCTTGCCTAGTACCTCACCGGCCTCATTTGATAGGCCGATGGTGACGTAGTTTACAGCGATGAGAGAGCCCTCTCCCGCGTCAGGGTAAACAGCGGTCTTGGCAGTCTCCAACTGGTAGCGCTCGAAATCATTCGTCGTCATATGTTACTTCACTTTCCTTTACTAATTCCATGCTGAGTCCACTCTTTAGTGGATCAACGGTCATGGCAATAACCATGCCTTCATAACTCTTCTTTAGGTACTCTTCGCCAAGAAACAACTCACCGTCGTTCTGGTCAGCGAGAGCCGCTAGGATAAACTCTAGATCAATTTTCATTTCAGAATCTTGTCGATGAAGAACGAACCGCCTTCACTCGTCTCCTTTAGTTCTAGTTTTGCGACACGCCCTGCAATACACTTGACGAACGACTCCTTGTACATGGTTGGGAATGCCATGGCAAAGATCATTTGTCCTAGGTGGTCAAGCAGAACAAGGTGTCCCATCTTCTTACCGGCCTTGGTGACATACGTCTTGTAGTTGATAACTCGGTACTGGCCCTCGTTAATCTCGGAGTACGAGTCGTTCAGCCAGAGCGAGAACGGAGTGTTAACTCCATTGTCCAACTCGTCCATGGTCATGAAACTGGCAACCCTGTTGTTTGCTACAAGTAGCGCGTACATCTGTCCAGTCTCAATTACGGTAGTCGGGTCAACGAACACACCAGCGCTTCCGGTTTCATCCAGAAGTTCCAGACGTGCCCAGCCGTCACCACGCTTGATTCCACGAACCATGGCAAGCACCGGGAAAACCTCATTGTCCACGTACTCATCCAGAGGACGGAACTTGAACTTAACACGAGGCTCCAAATCCTTCTTCTCAAAAGCAGGAATCTGTAGGTACTCGTAGAAGTTGTCTCGCTCGTCACCGCGCTTCGGGTTATCTGGGAAACATGCTGCACCAACGGCATTCATAGCCATAAGCATACGACTGTTCATGCCGCTACCGCGCTCCATGGTCTTCGCCTCCAACTCAGCGTAGGTTTCGAATGGACGGTTCTGCATAATAGCAGCACCAACCTTATCACGAATGTACTTGATGTTGGTCAAACCAAGACGGATAGCGTCGCCCTGAATTGCGATCTTCAACTCGGACTCGTTGACGTGAGGCAGAAGAACTCTAATACCCAGACGCTTTGTCTCGATCAGGTAATCGGTAATGAAGTCCTTGTCCTTCTCGTTCTTCAAAACCGACGCCATGAACTCTAGCGGGTAGTAGCACTTAAGCCAAGCCGTCTGGAAGGACAACTTTGAATATGCAACAGCGTGGCTCTTGTTAAACGAGTAACCGGCGTGTGCCTCAAAGTCTGACCACAACTTCTCAGCCTTCTTCATGCTGATCTTCTTTGTTGCACCGTCGATCCATGCCTGACGGTACTTCTCAAATTCAGCAGGGTCTTTCTTCTTACCAATGATCTTACGGACCTTATTGGCATCCGACATTGACATACCGGCGACCTCAGTCATCATTAGCATAACCTGCTCCTGATACAGAACCTCACCATAAGTGTCCTCGGTGAACCAGCGAGCATCAGCGTGAGCGAACTCCACCATTGACTTGCCGTCCTTACGTGCAATGTACTCAGCACCAATGGTGTTAATAGCACCGGGACGAACAAGAGCGTTAGATGCTGACAGTTCATCGAACGACCAAACGCCACCCATCTTTAGGATAAGGTTGGTGTAGGGCACGGCTTCACACTGGAAGACTCCCTTGGTGTAACCGTTCGACAGCATATCGTACACCTTGCGGTCATTGTAGTCAATGGAGTTAAGATCGATACGCTTGCTGTGACGCTTTGCGATTTCATCAAGGGTGTCCTGAATCACCGAGAGCGTCTTTAGACCGAGGAAGTCCATCTTGATTAGGCCGATATCAGCGGCTGTGTTCATGTCTACGGCCACGTACTTAATACGGGGTCCATTAGGGTCAGATGGATTCTTTGCCGTCTCAATTGGCGCGTATCGCTCCAAAGGCTCCTTAGAAAGCACCAGACCGGCAGCGTGAATACCGCCACCGCGCAACTTACCATGAAGTGCCTTAGCCAGAGGAAGAACCTCAGGGTGAGCCTTCATGAATACCTTACCGGCGTCAGACTTTTCGAATTCATCGAAGAACTCGTCACCGTCTAGGTCAGGCATATTCTTCGTGGTCTTGTTTGCCTCAGCAACCGGAATACCCAGAGCACGAGCAGCATCCTTAATGGAAGACTTACCCTTGAATGAGTTAAAGGTAGCGATAGAGGCAACGTGACCATACTTGCGACGAACGTATTCCTTAACTCGTTCTCGGCCTCGGTCAGCGAAGTCGATATCGAAGTCAGGGTAGTCATCACGAGCAGGGTCGATGAAGCGGAAGAATAGCAGACCGAACTCTAGCGGGTCAAGATCGGTAATTCCAAGCGTGTAAGCCGTCAGCGAACCAGCACCAGAACCACGACCGGGACCAACACGAATGTTGTTATCCTTGGCCCACTGCACACCGTCCGCACAAATCAGGAAGTACGTCGAGAACTGCTTGGGAATGATGATCGACAGTTCCTCGTTAAGACGGTCGATGTGAGGCTGGCTCTTGTCCAGACCCAGACGACGCAGACCTGCCTCAGCCTTGGCACGGAGAATCTTATCAGGATCACCCGTCTCAGGGTTAGGAAGAAGATCAAGACCAGCATAGAACGGGTACTCACCGACGCCGTTAGCAATGCGGAAAGTGTTCTCGTAAATGTCGGTCCTGTCGATACCCTGCGCAAGAAACTTCTCACGCTCGGTCTTTCCGTCGCGGAGATAAATCTCAATCTCGCGGAAGGTCATCGTGCGGTTTGGGTAAAGGTAATCGAAGCGGTCAAGAATGTCCATCTTCTTTGCCTTGCTCAAATCAGCAGAGTGGTCCTTCTTTGGGTTTGTCGCGAGAATGAGCATTGCTTCCTCAACCCACAAGTCTTCCGGCTTTGCGTAGTGACAGTCACTTGTCATCACCGGGCGAATGTCGTACTTATCTGCAATGCGAAGCAGTTCGTGATTCAGCGCTGGCTCGTTGGACGACATTACCTCAATGTAGTAGTTGTCGCCAAGCATCGCCTTGTAACGCTTTGCCCACTTCTCAGCCGTCTCGATATCGCCGTTGAGAATTGCCTTAGCAGACAGACCGCTCATGCAGCCCGAGAGAACGACAATTCCCTCGTGATCCTCTTCTAGAAGGTCAGTGTCGATACGTGGCTTGAAGTAGTAGCCCTCCGTCCATGCCGTCTCGTTGAGCCTGTTAAGCGTCCTCAGACCCTCATCATTTTGCGCTAGCAGTGTGATGTGGTTGTAAATAGACGTGCCGTCCTCACGCTTCGTGTTGGCTCGCCTGTCAAAGCGATCCGTAGCAGACACGTAGCCTTCCATTCCAAGAATGGGAATAATGCCAGTTTCCTTACCGGCGATCTGAGCGTCACGGTGACCCGAGAGAGTTCCGTGGTCAGTAATGGAAAAGTGGGTCATACCCAATTCCTTCGCACGCTGCATGTATTCCAGCGGCGAGTTCAGCCCATCCAGAGGACTGTAATAGGTGTGACAGTGTAGGGGTTGGTATAGCAATTTATCTCCTAGGTGTTTTGCGACGCAGCCTAGCAAGCGTCATTTCTTTAACATACTGCATCGTGATTAGTCGTAGGTCTGCATTCCTACCGGCCTTTCTGTGAAGTTGATGCACCTTCACATGGCATGGGTTACACAACCCTATCAAGTCACCAAGAGGTTCGCTACCGAAGTTAGCGTATGACATATGGTGTACTTTGATATTTGTTGTGGATAGGCAGGCTTTACAATACCGGCCCTGAGTAGCGAAATAGATTTCTCGCTTTAGTTTCCACCGCTCCGAGGCGATGTACTTGTGATAATCACCGGAAAGTCTTTTCATAGTGAAAAGGCGGGAGGCCCGAAGACCTCCCGCCAATTATGTCACCACTCTTCCGAAGAGTCAACCCTACCAGCAGAGGTCGAAGCGACAGCCTCGCCACCGCTCTCAGCGGGACGCTCGGCAACTACTGAGTAGTGTGCCTCCTGCTCGTCGTAAGGAACCTCACGAATGCAGTTGTCAAGATTGAACAACTTATCCGTGTAGTCTGCCGGGTTCACATCGTCCTTTGGCTGACCAACGCGAGGCATGTAGTTCGTGTCAGAACCCTTACCAGTGCGCTTGATCTTCCACCAGCGATCCGTGATGGTGCCCTCGTCAACTGCATACTCTAGAACGAGTGGAGCAATTGTTGACTTGGAACCGTTAGCCTGAGACATAACGGCAACTGCCTCGTTACCCTCTTCATCGCGGAAAAGAACGTTGATGTAGAGACGGCTCTTAGCCTTCCAGCCACCACCGCGAGTCTTGTCACCAGCGTTGTAAGCGGCCTTGGACTGCTCGCAACCGTAGCAACGGCCCTCTTCGGCAGTACAAACTGCCTTCTTGCGGAAGTCGTCAGGGTTGGAGTGCTCGGTGGCATAAAAGCCTAGACCATTTCCCTCAACATACCCTGCGCCGCTCTCGTCCAACTCCTGTAGGAATCGAATCTCATAAGTCTTGTTCTCAGGAATCGTCAGCCAATCGACCTTCTTCGATCCCTCTTCCTTGCGGCGGTCCTGCTCTTCCTTGTGTGCCTTGATTGCTGCAAGGCCCTTCTGAATACCCATATTTCTGTTAATCTCCTAGTGTTATTTGGCCGTTGTTCGTAATGGCCTTACTGACTATTATACCAGTTGATGGTTGAAGTTTCAACCACTTTATGAGGCGATTCCCCATGACTGGTACTCCATGTTGCTTACCGCGCCCTTTATAACGTGAATGATCTGGTCCATGGACATGTCACCAGCATCCTTGCAACCTTCTGGGTACACCAGACCAAAGTCTGTAGCGGCCCATTTAATGGTCTTGCCACGCATCCTGTCGGCAATTTTCTGTCCCAGCGCACGACCGGGATTGTGGCCCAAGCACTTATCTAGACCCTTCATCATGCACTTACGACAGCCTGCATAACGATGCTTGTCACTGTCATCAAAGTCGGTCATGATAATGATGGTCGAGAAATACTTAGCCAACTGCTCTTCGTGGTAATCACTAAAGTTACCACCGAGACATGCTACTACGTTCGGATACCCGGCCTGCGCAATTCGCATTGCGTCAAATGATGCTTCACACACGATCACTGTATCGCCAGTGCGCTTAGCCTTGTGGATATTCCACAATGACTTAGAGGTCGGCAGACCGGGCGAGTTCTTAAACTGCTTATCCGTAACGCTTGGTGACCTACCAATGACACCGAGCGGTACACCGCTGGCTGAATACATTGGAACACAGATAAGGTCACGCTTGTAGTTGTAACCGATATGGTACTCGCGGAGGATGGATTCGTCAAACCCGCGTTCCTTGACCATATAGTCTAATGCCTTAGGCGAACTGAACAGACGCTCTTGCATACCGGGGATCGTGTGAGCATACTTCCACTCTTCGAACTCCATCGGCTTTAGCGCCTTTTGTAGTACGTCTAGGAAGGACTCTGTGGTTCCTTCCTTGGCATTTGCAATCAGGCGAGCCGTCTGAAACTCGTTGGTCTTTAGCATAGCCTTGACCAAATCCTGAATGCTGCCCGTTGCTCCGCATGAAGCGTTGAAGCAAATGAACTTACCGTTCGACTTGCTCACGGACATTGAGGTCGTGTGCCTGTTCCCATGGAACGGACAGAAGCAAGTATAGTCGTTGAACGTCTCGCCGTCAATAGTGACGCCGCACTTGATCAAGACCGATTCGATTTGCTTTTCTGTGTACTGATCGGGTAGTACCGACCCGTTCCGTCCATTCCTAGATACTGGCATGCTTTCCTCTTTCCTACAAATGTTCCATACATCGTGAGCGTTGACTCATACTTGACGGTATCGTATTGCCCAATATCGTCAGGCTCTCTCAGCAGGGAGGTTGACCAGAACGGCCCCAGATCGAGGACGGGCACATAACCCATATCTCTCATCTGCTCAGTCAGGAGTTTTTCTTGGGTTTCTCTCTGTCTGATGAATGAGGAATCATCCCCGATCTGGGACTGCATCTGGAACTTCTTAACGCCGTCGTGAACTCCCATTACTCAAAGGCTTCTTCCCACCTTCCAGAGTTAAAGTCAACATCGAAGAATACGGCAAACATGTCACCGTGTCGGTTCTTTCGACATACGACCTCTACCCTGTTGGTATCGTCGTGTCGATGCACAGCCATAACGAGATTAGCGTCATACTCAATAGCAGACGACCACGAAATCTGGCTCAGCATAGGTGGCCCATCGCGCTTGTCGTTATCCTCGTCGGTAACAGCGGTGATGGAGATAATCGGAATTGCATTGCTCACGGCCAGCAACTTAATCTCACGAGAGAGATTCATCATTCTCGGAGTCATGGCCTGAGTCTTGGCGTTGTCCTGCATCAACTGCAAGTAGTCCAAGATTACTAGGTCAGGACGGTGCGTGTCAATCTTGGCCTGAATCAAGTTAGGCGTGATGTTTGCGTTACCCTCGTTGGAAACAACAATGAAGTCAGATGAATCCGCAAAGCCCTTGGTAGCCCATGAGCGGAACTCGTCGTCATCCACGTCACCACGAGCAAGATCGGAAATCTTGAACTTACCGTTAGACATATCTGCATAGATACGCTCTCGGTACTCTTCCGGCGACATTTCCAGAGAGATAACCATTACCTTGTATCCCTGACGCCATGCATTTACTGCAAGGTGACCAGAGAACATTGACTTACCGCGCCCGGTGTAACCCATCAAAATAATGGAGTTACCGGCAGCCATACCCGTAGTGTAGCACGAGTCGATGGTGTCTAGACCAAACGAAATACCCGGCACACCACCCTTGGCGTCTGCGATTTCACGAACGCGCATGAAGTGGTCGGCAGCATCCTCCATATCAAGAAGGTTGAGGTCACGTGCAGACGTGGTGTACTGGCCTAGTTTTGCCAATGCTGTCTGCATCTTTCCTAGACGCTCTGCTGCGCTAAGAGTACCAGCCGCAGAGGCAGCCTTAACCATAATCTCTTCCATACGGCTACTGACATACTGTTCCTTTAGCGAATCCAAGCAATACTTGGTTGGTGCATCAGGAGTCGGCAGTTCAATGTCAGGAAACTCTGAATGGAACAGATCGCGGCTCGGAACCGACTTGTGCCTTACATAATAGTTCTTCGTCCAGTTGAACGCATCACCATAATGACCGAAAAGGTCTGGACTCTCACCGAGAATGGTGTGAATATCCTTGTTTTCAATGACGGCACTTAGTACCGTCGCTTCCTTACTCGCCACGTGCTGCTCTCCATTCCTCAACCCTCTTGCGTGATTCCTCCATCAACTTCTTACGGTTGATTTCGTCTTCCTCACGCTCACGCATCCTGAGGTTGATCTTGTCATAGTTATTTGCTAGGTATTGCGTTGAGTGACCCGCGCTACGGGCAGAGAAGTACCAATCTATGACTTCCTTGGCACGCTCCACACCTAGGTCTTCAATCATTCCCTGAAAACCCCACTTGTCACGATAGCGATTAAAGTTGAGCGGATCACGCCCATACTTCGCCTTGTAGTTCTTCAAGTAAAGGCTAATCAGAGCATGAATCTGCTGCTGTGTAACCTTTGCCATTACTTAGCCGCCTTGCGAGCCTCTTCAACTTCCTTTGAAACCTTCTCAGATACAAAAGCGTCTACTCGCTCGTATGCCTGCTCTGGTGTCTCGCCGTGCTTCACATCGCTGGCATAACCAACGTGGACCTTGACGTTCTCAAAGTTTCCAAGGTTAACGGTGAAGTCATATGCAATCTCTACGCGATCATTTGTTTCTGTCATGATACTCCTTAATGTCCTTTGCTGTTACTCCAAAGCCGATAGGCGAGCCTTTATCGTGTCGGCTACCGGCCTCATCGTCCTCGTCGTCCACTTCCTCTGGTGCGTCGAGAACTTCCTTCATGGCAACAGAAAGGCCAACCCAACTGTCTGCCACGCTGACCATTGCCTCTGTATCTCCTGTGGCAATGGCCTTTTGTGCTGCAATGTCAAGCATCATCGAAGCCTGAATGAATCCTGTGTCAATACCAATGACATTCTTCGTGATCCTGTACTTAGCAGGCTTATTCTTCTTACTCAATATCAGTCTCCTACTTTAACGATCAAAGATAGGGACCATTGCCCCATCATCTGACCTAATGTAGAGCGTGTTTTCGTTACGGAAGTACGCTCTAATCTCTGCCGCTGTGGGCAGGGTCTGTCTTGGGGTAATCTTTCCATCAAGGCGAGGTCTACCAAAGTGGTGACTCAACAGCGCCTCATGCAACTCTAGCACATCCTTTTCCGACCACCAATGGAAGGTAGGATTTTTCTTCTCGTCTAGGTTGTATGCCCTTTCAGGCAGACGGATTTCTTCATTCTGCACCGCTCGGGTAATCGTGACTCGATTGATCCTAAGCAGTTTGGTTACTTCGCCAGTCTTAATCGCTAAGTCTGACCTTCGCTTCCAGTCTGTATACAGTAATGCTACGGACTGATGGTCCTTGTAGCACCACGCCTCCACAAGATTCTCAGGGTACGAAATCCTGAGAACCTTGTGGAGTTTGCCATTCCAGTAGAAATGGCGATTCTTGCGCTTCTTCTTATTTGTGTGCTTTACACCGGCCACGATCAGAACCCTTCACGTGGGGAGTCGGCCTCGGCGTCAGCCGGGGTGCTTGTGACTAGAGTGTCTTCCAACTTTGCGTCTACCGACGTGCCCTTCATGATGAAGTTGTAGATCAACTGAGAACCACCATAGATAACTAGAGCCGTTGTAAGAATGTCTAGACCAGCGTACTGTGATACATCAAAGCCCTTTGAAGCAAGGTCGGCTCCTACACCACCAATGACAGACAGGACAGTAGCAATTAGGGTCTTCACCTTAACGCTCATGTTAACAGTCTTGAACAAGGAGGTCAGTAGAACAACTAGTGCGCTTACGACCAGAACAAAAATACCTGTAACCATAAAATCAACCTCCTTTGCTTCTAAGATACCTCTATATTATATCACCCATAATACTTAAAGAGCGGCTTCACATTTGTAAATCCGTTCATGTGATACACAGGAACGCATACCCAGACCTGTCCTACCTTGTCGATTACCAGCGCCCGCGAATCATGCAGACCCTTGATCTTCCATTCAGTTGCACTAATAACTTCGACAATTCGATTCATCCCTTGAAGACCTTTCCGTCAACAACACATGTATAATCCGGTGTGATTGGCACAAACTGTAGGTGAGCATGATTGTCAACCACGTGGGCAATGCCAAAGCCCAATTCCCATGATGGGTTTACAGTATATTGAAGTCCATACGCATCGGGGTCGCACATGTGTCCCGTACCCATGCCTTGGAGTGTTCTTCCAGATAGAGGATATGACTTATAGACGACACCGCCTCGGTGGTCATGTCCTCGTACAAGTGAAACGTCATATTCTTCAATGTTTGCCTTAACAGCCAATCCAGAGGCTGTTGTGGTTGCTCCGTGGTGGACAAAGATGCCTCCATGCCTTTCGAAAGGCTTATCGCTATACTGCTTCCACGTAATACCTAGATCGTCCAGACCCCAAAGTGTGTTGGGCGTGATGTGATCGTTGTACGCGGGAGCCTTCTTATCGATGTACTTGAAAATCCTAATATCGTGATTTCCTAGAGACGAGTGCTTGTCTGCGTCGGGATGCTGCTCAGCCACCTTGGTATAAAATGCCTTTGCACCGTCCGCGTTCTTCTTCACAAATGCCAATGGAGAAGGGTCTTCCTCCTTCTTCAATTGTGCGAAGAACTCGTCTGTTGTTCCATCCGAGAAGGAAGAGTATTCCAATTGGTCATCAATGTCTCCGACGAAATCAATGGCGTCTGGCTTCCATGCCTTCATTACCTTAAACCATAAGGCTACGGCCCTAGGATCTTCATAAGGAATTTGAAGGTCGCCAACGAACGCCCACTTGAATGTGTTGCTCATTAATGTCCTTACTTGTTGTATTTGAGGTCGTCCACGGTTTCCTCGATGAACTCGCGGTTACCGGCATCGCCTCTGAACCAGCCTAGACGGTATGCGCCTAGAACCAGAACGCCAATCAATGCACCAAGCAAGGCTAGACCAAAGGCCGATAGCACTGCCTGAGCACGTGTAATTACCACAGGCTTTTCCTTGGTGACCGTGGTGATTGTGTTAATACCCGGTGCCGTAGATGTAGCCGTGGCTGTCACTGTCTGTGTGTTCGTGACAGGGGGAAGCGTAACAGTTCTCGTTGCTGCCTGTCTAGTCACCTTAACGGTCTGTGCGGGCTGAGTTACTACGCTCTGTGGTAGTGTAACAGTCTGGGTCGATCTTGGCAAGACCACACGCTTAGTGACTGTCTCCGTCGTACCCGGCAGGGTTCTGGTGACCACTGTCACGTCCTTGACGACCTTCGTAACTGTCTTAATAATTGCCGATGGCTTCACAGTGACCGGAGGCAAAACAGGCAGCGTCAGAGTGATCGTAGGTAGCACCACTGCTGGCTGTGCTGTAGGCTGTGGCTCGTCTGCTTGTGATGGAATCATGGTAGCAAAAAAGACAACTGCTGCAACGACTACTGTCATTACAAAAGCAATTGTCTTCTTGCCGACGCTGATGACTCTCATACACCAAGTCTACCTGACACCATGTTAGGTGTCAAGGCACCCCTTCTTTTCGTTACATGAGGCATGCGCTGGGGCTACGTTCTCCCAAACGTGCCTGCCACCCCGAGAAAGGGGGATGATGTGATCTAGGGTGGCGGCACGCTTGTCTGGGAATCTAAGGGCCTTGTCTATCTTACTACCGCAGATGTTACACACCCAGCCGTAGTATTCAAAGACTTCGTACCTGTCGATTCTGTCTCCGCGTCGGTATGCACGGCGTCTACGCTTAGAGTAGAACTTCTTTGGAATTTCACCGTTACACTTTCTGTTGGTGAAGAATGCCTTTCTACAGAAGTCAGAGCAGAATCTTACGTTTTCATAGTCAATAGGGATTTCAAACGCGACGTTACATACCGCGCATCTGATTGCTACCCTTGGACTCATTCTTCAATTATATCACCAGCCCATGGCTAGAATATGGACGTAAATACCAGAAGCAACCTTTAGGTACTTGCTATTCCATTCGTCAATGGATACCGTAACCTTACAACCAGTGTAGTCTGGCTCAGCAAGGTTTCCTAGTCCATTAACTGCAACGTGTGAACGTCTCTGCCAGTTCGTGTGAACAGCAGATGCAACCACAAGTGGTCGGCATCCTTGGGAAAACATATTTCCAAAGTAGACGTTGGTCGCACCGGAAGAAGCACTCGATGGTGCAACATATCCTCTGACGCCTAGAATCTTAACGCCAGTGTTCTTGACTGGATTCACAGAGAATCTAGCACGCGGCATGTTCTCAAAGAGCCACTGGTCATTATTCGTCATGGCGTTCAACTTGTCAACGTCAAGAGCCTCGTTATCGGACCACATAAGGGCCTTATAAGGAAGTGTCACTCTATAATCTCTCCTTCCGATGTGTATTCTAGTTCAAAGTCTGATGCCCACACCGCGTCCTTTGGGTTAAGGCCCAAAGCGGTGAGGAAGTCAACATTCTTCACTAGTCGTCTTTGTCTCTTAGAGATAAAGTATAGGTTACCATCGGAGATTCTTCTTACCAAGGAACCGTCTCTGAATCCCAGACGCTTACCGCGCCGGTAGTTCTTCAAAGCAGCCTCTGAGGTTTCTGCTACAAAGGGAAAGGCCCATGACTCAAAGATACGCTTAGAGCCTAGGCGGTGTCTAAAGTTCCCGTTGATGTAGTAGTGTCCGATTTCAGTCTTAACGCAGATACCGCTAGGAAAAGTCTTCGGCGCTACCGGCTTACTTTTCGTCTTCCTGCGGAACAATTGTCTCTTCCTTTGAGTTCAAAGCGTTTCTTGTCTGTTCCAATTCCTGACTAATGAGTGTTAGTTCTACTCTTAGGTCAGCAATCTGGTTTTCATACTGTACTGCCTTATTACTGAAAGATTCTCCTAATGCTTGAATCTTTAGGTTCAACTTAGTAATTTCGTTATTCTCCACTACTTACAATCCTCTCTTGTTTGATAAATTTTACACATGGTCTGTCAAGTTGTCAAGCCCCATCAGAGTTCTGCTGCGAAGGTGATGCCTGCGAGCGAGACAGATGCGTTGGTTCCACCAGCGTAGTATGCTGACACCTGTACCGCGCCACTGCTGAACACACGAAGGTCGGCCAGACCACTGCTTGCCTGCTGTGTGAAGATTTCACCAACACCGGGGCGGTATCCGGCAGGCAGTGTGAATGCAGGAACGTTAACAGTACCAGACTTCATAAGACCTCTTAGTTCAACACGTCCTAGGCTATTTCTACGGTACTGAGGGTCACGGTAGGTTGCGTTGGCAAATGCTACCCACGAGTTTGTGAACGTTGGCGTGATCCATGGGGTATACCCAATTCCGTTGCCGAAGTAAACCATGGCTAGGTCATTGTTACGAACAGCAATAGGAATCCAATGCGGAGGCACGGTGAAATCGCTAGAAAAGTACGTAATTCTAAAACGGCTGTCATCCGAAGTTGGACCTGCCGTGCCAAAGGCAGGCTCGTACCACAAAGTACACCAACTGCTAAGGCTGATTCCAGATGCAGTTACAGTTACGTTTGCAGCACCACCATAGCCCGGAATAACGGTTCCAACTGCTGGCATGGTAATTGCCATGTATCCACCAGTGAAAGTGTTTGTTCCACGGCCAAGGTCGAGCGCCATGAATCTCTGCGACCACTTGATGTTGTATGCTGTGTCCACGCTGATAACTCCACCACCGGTAAGCATGTCAATGGCACGTGAAACGTACATCATCTGGTCCATAAACATACCGCTGGTCTGTGCCAATGAGTTATTGATAGCAAGGTTCTGTGTGTTGATTTCCATGTTAGTTCCACCAACATCCAACTTGTTCTTATCAACAAACACATGGCTTGTTATGGAATCAGGGTAGATGGTGTAGTTAGGGTCACCAGCATATAGCCTGACACCGCCGTTGGCAGCAGCGTCGTAAGTGTAGATATCAACCCAACCATCGGCGTACATGTCAATTCCAGCGGGACCATCAGCGCCATTAGAGCGGAACTTGACTGCTGAGTCTCCAACAAGCGATCCTGCGTTTGAAGAATCAGGAACGGCTCTTAGAAGGATAGACGATCCATACTTGCTTCCATTTGTTGCTGGACCATCCTGAGCAATAACAGAAATAGACGTTGCGTTAACGTTTGCAATACCCTGATATAGACCGGGGTCACTGCTTAGGAAGTTTTGGTTTCCAATGTAGAACGAAGGCTGAATACCGGCAGAGTAAGTGCTAGGTAGAGTACCCTTCATCATGATACCGCCGCCGTATGCTGAAATCTTTGTAGGCTGGCCTTCATTTGCAACGCCCATTAGTGCAACCATGTCGGCAGAACCACCGTACCACTGTGGGGTTGTACCAATCTGCCAGCGAACACCAGTGCTTGCAGTCTCAAAAGCACCACGAAGAGTAATAGAGTTGAACTCGGCAGTACCACCAGAAGAAATCTTCCATCCACGAGAATTCTTTAGGTAGTTACCAGAAGAAATGAATGATGCTCCCAAGTCGTCAGAAGTGGTGATGGAAATGTCATCAAAGACCAGCATAGTTCCAGTATCAGAACCAAAGATGTTGCTGTTACCGTAAATTCTGATCTTCTTAACATTAGCAGTAAGAGTGTCAGACAGGGTGAAGGACTTGTTTACCGTTAGTACGGTTCCGTCACCCGGCACGTAGGTTGGTGATGGTAGGACGTTACCGGCTGTGGCAAGTTGGTTACCAAGACCATCGTAGAAATCAACAACAACCTGATTGATTGCCGATCCACTATTGGTAGGAGTCTTACCTCGTACCTTGAACTGGATATTAACAACGTTACCCGGCGTGATTCCGTTAGGGAATGTAGCCGTTGGAACGTCCATATCAAAACCAGCAGTGTAGCCCAAAGTGGTCCAAGATACCTTTAGAGAACCGGTACCGGTGATTACTTCACCAGCAGTGGTGGTTCTAGAAAGTGTAAGACCAGTCGTGGTGAATGCGTAAGGCGTGTACCCTGTAGTTCCATTTCCAGCAACTTCAAAGTCACCGTTGTTTGGTGCAATATTTGTAACTGTCGTTGGACCTACAACCATTGCTCCACGAACAGCGGCGTCACCGAACTGCGCACCACCGGACATGTTAATTGACCATGCAGGCTGCTGTACACCATTGACCGTAACGTTAGCATTTGACACCATCTGACCGGTACGAATAATTGCACCGTCCATTGAGGTTGAACCCGGCATTACATAAGTAGAAGGTGTGGTTAGCCCACCGACCTGCTGTTCCACCTGAATACCGTCGATATCAACACCGCTGATTGCAGCAGTGTTATTGAACACCTGAACAAGCGCATTCGTGATTCCAGCAGGAACAACAAATGCCCATGAGTAGCGGGTGAATGCGCCGCTCGCTGCTAGGGTTACCGGCGTTGGAGCAGTAGCATATGATCCATCGTTGTACTTAAGACGCAGATATGCGCTAACAGCGGTAGCAGTCGATGCCTTCATCCATGCAGAAACAATGTATGTCTTTCCAGCCTCGACAGAAATGTGATAGTCAGATGCGCTATCGGCAATCTGGCAAGAGGCGGCGGCAGCGGTTGTGCTGCTAATACGAAGGAACTGTCCTCCCTGCACTCCACCGGCTGTCTGAATTGACGTTGTAGCGTTTACCAGAGCAAACTTACCTGTGTAGAAAGATGGGTTGAATTCGAATGCAGAATACTGAGGCTCTTCTAGGTTGGAAGCACCAGACTGAATCTGCAAAGCGGCAGCACGGATAGTACCCTGATTGATTTCAAATAGACCCTTACCGATCTTCCATCCAGCAGTACCGGCGCTGTAGTCAAATGACTTGATAGTTCCAAGAGCATCGGCAGAACGACCAATGGTTAGATCGCCCACAATTGCAGTGTTGGTCTTTAGAACCTTAGCGTCAATTGATCCGTCATTTACCTCTAGGCCAGAAGCGTCCATGCGGTAACCGGTTGCTCCAATTGCGTAGTTGTTAGAGCGAATAGCACCAGTTGAGTCAACGATCAATACACCACCGGCTCCAACGCTAATGGTTGTACCGTTAATGGTTCCACCCTTGAAGGTGTCGGCCTTGATTGTGCTACCGGCCTCAATGATAAGACCAGTGTCGCTTAGACGGAATCCGCTTGTGTTGGCAACGTAGTTGGCAGACTTGATTACACCACCGGCAGCAATGCTTAGATCGGTGATGAAACCGCTACCTGCGGTCAACTTGTTTACGTCAAGATTAGCAATGATATCGCTCTTGATCTTTTCTGCTACCCAAGCACCGGAGACAATTCTCCACTGTCCGATAACATTGTTAGATGCATCTACCTGCCACCACAGGTCACCCTCGGCATATCCTGTGGTGCTCGCTGGGGCAGAGGTTGATCTAACGATCTTGTTCTTACCATTTGCAGAAGCCCATGCAGCAGCAGCAGTAGAAAGCGAAACAGCGGCAACGGCATGCTTACCAGCAATCGAACCACCGGGGTAGTTCATTAGCCAGCCCACCTTGATCTTTGCAGTGCCCGGTGGAACACCAGTTGTCCATCCAGCATTACCGGTTGCTGGGATAGCCTGCAATGATGGATTCATTACCCCGGCGCTAAATGTGTCGGTGTATGTTGTCCATGTTTCTGGAACCACAACGTTAGTTGCGGTAGGCATGTAAATGTAGTTTCCACCAGAGGTCGTCTGAGAAACAGCGGTACCGGCTAGGTGAGTTCCATTAGCAGTAGGCCATGGCGCTCTTAGCGTAACCGTACCGTCAGCAGCAATTCCACCATCGGCAAACATGTCTTGGTAGAAAGCATTACGTGAGTACGTTCCTGTAGGCCATGTCTTTCCAGCAGGATCGGTGTAATCCCAGAAAATGAAGCCACGGTAGTATGTAGCAGCACCGGCATTCTTTCCGGCTGTTCCAAACCAGTTAGCAGGAGAGGTCAACTTAACCGTTGTGTCTCCCGGCTTTAGGTCAGCAGCAAGAGTCGTCGTGGTGCCAGCGATGTACATATAGTTGTAAGGCGCAATGCTCAGATCAAAGGCATCGAATGGAGAAATAAATCCATACATGCAGTTGGTTGAACCAGAAACCGTCTGGCGAGACTGGAATGCAAACTTGTATGCCTTTGTTGGGTCAAACGGGATCATTTCTGTAATTGAACTTGACTGCGAGCCAGTTGTCTTAATGACAAACGAACCGCTAGCACCAGTAGGGGCATCAACACCGTTGTAGTCAAAGCCGGGGAAGTTATAATTGTTCTTCATTAGGGCTGTACCGTTAGTTACAAGGTCATCGCCTCGTGAAGTGTTGTATGCCAAAGAAACGTTACCAGTGTTTGCCCACGCGCTACCAGTCCAATACTTCTCAAAACCAGAAGTGGTATCCATCCAAACATCGTTAGCGGCTGGGGATGACGGAGCGGTTGCTGCAACGGTGTACTTGCTACCGCCGCCTAGACCAGAGTAATTTCCGGTTGTTCCATTGACGGATGATGAATACGCAGAAGACAGACCGCCAGAGTCAGTCGCACGAACGCGTGCGTAGTAAATTTGGCTACTTGCCAAACCGTTTACAGACAATGTGGTTGCGGCAGTACGATACTGCAATACACCGGTAGTAAATCCAGAGTCGGTTGCAATAGTTACATCGTATGTACCGGCGTTGTTCTTCATGTCGAGTTCTGTATTCTCGTTCCATGAAAGAGTGATGTTATCCTTACCGGTGACGATAGCGAGACCGGTAGGCACGGCAGGAGCCGTGTTAGCCTGTGCCGACACATTGACGATTGTCGTCCAGTTAGAGTAGTTTGCAGAGAAGTCCTTTGCACGAATACGGATATCGTAAGCCTTGTAAGGAACTAGGCCCTGAATAGTTGTAGTCGTGTTGGTCTTATCTACTGTCTGGTACTGCCAGTCGTTTACCGGCGAAGCATTCTGACGGAAAGCAAGAATATATGAGTCAAGGTCTGAGTCTGAAACTCCAACCCAAGAAACTGCCATTGAAGCACTTGTACCGTCAGCAGAGTTGGTCAACGTACCGGCCAGCGTCGTTGGGACGGCAGGCGCAGTGGTGTCAACACTTACTGGTGAAGTAGGCTTAATAGGTCCAACAACATTTGATGTTGCAGACTCTGTGTTGAATACGTCAACAGCGACCACCTTGTAATACTTGTCATTGGTCGTATCGTTGATCTGGATGGTTGCATTCAGCGCTGTACCGGTCCAGACTAGGGTTCCCTGTGAACCAGCAGTAGCACCCTGATAGATTCGGTACTGCTTAAGGTCTAGGTCAGATACAGCGTTCCATGTGAAGGACAGGCTGTAGTTACCAGCAGCGCCTGTAAGGCCCGTAGGAGCCGCAGGAGCGGGGTTTGTTTGGGATTGGGTCGCAGAGTACCCAGAAGCATTTCCGGCTGTGTCAATGGCGCGTACAGCCATTTGGACGTTAGCCTGAGGCGTTCCGAAGAGGCTCACATTCTGTTCGAATGAGAACTCAAACTTTGTATCCTTGGTAACATACGTAGCGCTCTGTAGTGAGCCAGATGATGTTACCTTTACTTCGTAACGATCAAGGTCGGAAGCCGGGGTGTTGTCTGTAGACTGAGTAACGGCGTCCCACTTCAGGGTAAAGGAGGTTCCCGCCATAGTCTCAACTGGATTAGCAGGAGTCTTTGGTGGAGTGGTGTCACCGATAGTGGTTACGGCAAAGTTGCGCGACCAGTCGGAAAACGCCGTTCCGTTCTTTGATCGCGCCTTGATGATAAGGTTCGTGCCCGCAGGCTGATTAGGGATTACAATTCTCATAGTGTTAGGTCCAACGTGTATTCAATATCGAGCGGCACACCGGCTGCCTTCGTTACCGGTGTTCCCAAAACGGTTCTGCTAACCAATGTTTCCACTTGGTTGTAGGTGTCCTTGTCATCAATTCTGAAACCATCGAAATCAACAGTGGTTCCACCAGTGGCATTCGATGTTACCGAAATTCCAACCTGAGTAATTGATGACCAACTTGGAGCACCTGTTGCTACAAAGTTTCCCTTGTTGAAGGTTGAAATCTTGTATCCTGCCGTTGGTGCTGTAATTGTATATGTGAAGTAGTTGGTAGCATCCGTGTAGAATCTAATGTACATTGATGCTACGTTAGCAGCGACGTTGTACGCCAACTTCATATCATCTGATGCTGAGTACCCCGAAAGGTCTAGGTAAGTGTCAAGCGTTGCAGCGACGGTCGTTGATGCAGCACCGGGAGCGATTCTCAGATTACCCGCGCTGACACGAGCGGTAGTTGTGTTATACGTACCAGCCGTCCATGGCTCAATAGAATTGTCAAAGGTAAGAATCTGAGCAGAGCCAAAAGCCTGTACCTGATCGTTGTAAGCAGTGTTTAGTCCAACCTCATAGAACGTACCGGCTCGATCTTCTGGCACACGAGCCTTGAAGACTAGCCAAGTGTTTGTGTAGTCGGGAGAAATTAGAGTGACAGGTGCCTGTACGTTCTCAAAGTTTAGCGTCTGATCGGCTGCGTTAGCGGCTGTGGTGCCTACACCCAGACGGATTGACCTACCGAAGTGCGCGCTGTATCCCGCTAGGTAGCGCAGAATGGCGACCTTGCCATTTGTAGTAATGAGGTTTTCTTCCTCATGGACAAGATCACCATTCTGATAAAATCTGTAAATACCCTTCAAGCCTTCGTCACCGCTACATCATAAGATTCTACGCCGCTCATATCTGGGATATCGATAACGATATCTACTAGATATCCTCCACCGGCTGCTGCCTTGACTGTTTGAGATACTACCGTAATAGAGTCGGGAATTGGCAACTGGCTGTTTTCTTCTGGTGCCGTATCAATCGTAGTATCTGATTCAGGATTGACAATAGGATCGCCCTCAACAGTATTGTCTTCTGCATCTGTTGGGCTGTCGCTTCCCGCTTGATCGCTGTCTACATAACGAAAATCATATACGTTAGGCGGCAGGAAAAAGTTAGGATCAATTACCGTCTCGTCCTTCTTATCAACCATTACTCAATTATATTGTAGTAAAGAGTGTACGTCAAATCTTTGCACGTCGAAGGGTCAGAGTGGTCTTCATTCCATTATCGTATGAGTTGCTGATCTTCACAACAAAATACTTGTGAGTTGCAGCGGTCATAGCGGCAGGGGAATAGTTAACGCCAACAACGTCTCCAACCTGTAGCAAAGGATTCATGAATGACTCTACTTCGATTTCATCCATTCCACCGGCCCAATGGGTCTTGATCCAGTCACCGATAGCCTGAGCAGAGTCCTTGTTCTGAATCCACTTGGAGTCGATTTCCAATTCTACTTCTCCGCGCCTGCGAATAGCGTTATCGTCGCTAACCTCAATCTGCTTTGCAGAATCGGAAACATTGATGGTGCGACCATAGATAAGAGTCTTCTGCTCCACAGAGTTGTCTGGGCCGAAGGTCACATCATCTGTACCGTTAACGATAGCATTAAGTCTACTCGTGTTGGCAATAATGAACTTAGCACCAAATGCTGACGGTGTGTACTCAGGACAAATAGCCTGTGAGTCATTAGACATGTATAGGCGAGAGTGCATTACGGGCTTTTCGAACTTAACGTCCATTTCACGAACCTCGTGTACACCGGCCCCGAACTCATCGACAAAAAGTTGGTTGTAACGCTGGGTGTAGGCGACCTTCTTCTTTCCCGACAGACGGTATGCTGTGCGAGTATTGTACTTCCACTCGTTAATCAACTGCGTAGAGACGTATCCCTTCTTGATTCTGTCATAAACAGTTGACTCATCGAAGGTGGCAGCCTCCACTGCATTTGATGCGTAAACGTACTCGATATCCATACCGGTTTCACCACGGGTGAATACGCCCCAGCGACCAGACGTGGCAGGCTTTGGCATACCGGCTGGGGTGGCAGCGGTCATTCTCAGAACACCATCAATGAAGATGTTGTACACAGGCTGACCAGTTGAGTATGTCACAAATACATCAATGTCGTACCACTGATTCTTAGCAATTGCGTAAGGCACGCCCTTACCGCCGTTAGGTCCAAATCGGGCTGACGATGTTCCATTACTGTATCTACAGTACATGGCAATCTCGTTTGTAATGTTTCTACCGGTTGCATAACCAACAAAGTTATTTGTCTGGTATAGTTCGATGTAGTATCCAGCATCGCCAGTACCCGTTAGGTTCAAGGCAAGACCTCCACAGCCCTTATCGGTTGTGAACTTTACGCGAGTACCAAAATAGGTAATCGGAGAGTCGCCTTCTGCACCGCGAGAAGCGACATACCATGTTGCGGCATTGTGCGTCTTTGCTGGAAGAAAACGGGCAACTCCCTCGTCTGGGACATGTCTGAATCCACCGATCCAAAGGTACGGCGTACCACTTGACTTTCTAACGCGAGGCGTGTAGCCAGAGGCGTCAACGGTGTGAGCCTTTGGAACGCTGCTCCATAGTCCTCTGTTAGCCAGTCCCATCCACAAGTAACCATTGAAGTAATTCATGAATGACTTGCTTGGGTTCAACTTATCCAAAGCGATCTTATCGTCGTTGCTTGAAATGTACTTCGACTGTAGAACACCGGCAGCATCGTAGTATTGGTATCCCTTTGCGGTGTAACGCATGAACTCGCCTTCGATTTCAATAACGCCAGTGTAAGGCCAATACTTGGCATCTGTTGGACGAATGCGTAGGCTTGGAGACGCGGTTGTCAATGACATAGTAAGGTGAGTTGAGCGTAGCACAAGATCACCGTCAGGCTGCCACACAGACTCCATTGGGATAACTCCATTGATTTCCTTTGAGATATCTGTCTCGTAGTAGTTGATGGTTACCTTGTTAGCCTCAAAGTCATTGGTGTGAGTTAGGCTGATGATGTTTGCTAGTTCTGTTCCGTTGAGAGAACGGTTCAGATTCCATACCGGCGAAATAGTAGACTTGTAGGCAGCGGTACGTGGAAGAATCTGCAAGATGCCGTATTCGTCAAACCACACCGCCGTCTGTGTCTGCTCGGTGAGTTCTTCTAGAATCTCCCATGCAGTCTTCGAACCATCAGTCCAGTAGTAAGGAATAACAGTCTGTGAAGAGGCGTCTGCCGGGTCAACAAAATAGGATGTGAAGCCGATGCTATCTAGCATTCTCCAAATGATTTCGGATACGGTCATCTGCTCATACACGCGACCGATGGGCTTGATCTGCTGTAGAATCTGTGAGTGATCCTGTAGTGCTAGGTCTACCTTGTCCAATTCCTGTCCATTCCACACATCGGTGAGCATGGTGAACTGACGAATGTACTCGTAGGTCTTCGGAATAGTCGTGTAGGAATCGGAGGTAATACCCACGTCCATACGCATTTCTACGTTCTTATCCAGCAGCCCATTGTAAATGTAGGAACTGTTGGTATTGCTGAATCGGTTGTCAAAGTTGGCAAGCGTTACGCTAGCGGTGTTAGCCGATGCCTTACCCAGAGGGGCAACAAAGGAGTAGTCTGACATTTCAAAGTCAGAGCCATAAGAGATAACGTATGGAGTCAAGTCCTGCTCTAGACGCGCTCCCATTTCGATTAGGGAGAAGTACACCTTACCAGCGCTCATCTGAGTAACGTTAATGCGCACACCGCGAATCTGCGTTGGGTTGTCACGGTAAACCGTAGTTCCCCACGATCCGTCTGCCTGACGGTAGAGTTCAACTCGTCCGTTGGTAGGGATTGTAGGGTTGGTAGAAATAGTAGTCCAGTTGGTACCGTCCGTAGTAATCTGAACTGTCCAGCCGGTAGGCCATGCATAGGTGTTTTCGATAGCCACAAGAATCTTGTTAGTCCATGTGTTACCGGTGTAGATAATGGTTGGTGTCACATTGCTGATTGTCTGCGGTGTGATACTGTAAATGGCACCGGCAGACTCAGCAGGAGACTGCCAATACTTGTACTTTGAGTCAGCAGAAGACGCAACATAGCGAGGACCATTTGGGTTTCCCATGTACCCTGTCGATACGTAGCCGTCAGCCTTAATGGCCTTTCGTGCACCGGTCGTGCCACGGGCCTTTACAAGTCCAGAAGACTTAGGTCTAATTGGATCGGCAATGCTCTCGATTGGAAAAAGATCAGGGTTTCCATCAGCAATTGGGGATGCCGCAGAACCGTTAGTGATACTCGCAATTGGAGAATAACGGTTCATGTTCCATTCAGCAATTAGTCGCAGTGTGGTTTGCACTGCGACAGACTGCTTTAGGGTATTAATTGTTGCTGTAGATGCTGACTTCAAATCTTATACTTCCTCAATAGTAATGTCGATATCCCAAAGTTCCACGCCGTCTCCGCGCTTCTTTACGGTCTTACTAAAATCTGTAATTACTGCGTTGTAGTTGGTGGCTACCCCTGACTCCTTGATGTTTAGAACAAAGACACCGGGATTGGCCTTGTAGAATGCTTCTAGCGACTTACCGGCCCACTTTCCGTCAACAGCCTTAGCATCAACATCGGGAAGATCATTCCACGATGTAGACCACTTCAACTTATCGGCAATAACTACCTTACGTAGCGTTCCATCATGCATTCTGTCTGAATTCTCGATACGAGTAATTTCTACGCTTACTTCACCTCTATTGTGCTCAGTGATAGCATTTCCATTAAAACTCATCAGGGAACCCTTAGGCAATACAACAGTCGCCATATCATCTACCTCCAATCTTTCGGTTTCCGCCCTGCTTGCGGTCAATAGTTCTTAGTGCAGTTTCGACTTCACGCTGGAAATCAATTCCTCTATCGAATGATGCACCATTAAAGTCTAGAGTTACATTATACTGAACCGATCCACCATCTGACAACTTTTGCACACCTTCCTTTAGGTCGCGGGTTAGAGGCTTTGTCAAAACAACCTCTTCCTTGTGCAACTTAGCCAAACCGTCGCTCTGGATAAATCCACCAGTGTTCAACTGAGGCATTACCTTACGAGGGTTAAACCAGTTTCCGTGGTTACCAATCTGGAAGTGAAGGTGAGGACCAGTTGACTTACCGGTAGAACCGATACGACCAATCATCGATCCGGTTGCAACATTCATACCGGCGCGCACGTTAATTGCAGACTGGTGACCATATCCATACATAGAACCGTCACGAGCCTGAATTTCGGTGTAGTTACCGTAACCAGTGTTGTCCCAGCCGGTGAAGATTACTCGTCCACCCTTAGCAGCACGAATTGGCGTGCCGCTGGCAGCCATAATGTCGATACCATTGTGGAATGACATTCCTAGAAGGTTACGAGGACCAAACTCAGAAGCGACTGGACCCGATACTGGACGTACCAGACCTGAGTAGTCTCCACCACGGTTAATACCGTCGTGGCCTAGGTAAACGACCTTTCCAGACTTGTAGACAACGTTAGAGCCAATTGCGCCAAGGTTGTTTAGGGCATTGCCCATCCAGTCTCCCTGTACACCAGAATTGCTACCGGTGTAGTTTCCAATTTCGCCCATACGCTTTCTTACAGAACCTGCTAGGGTAGCGTAAATCATCTGGCTTCCTAGAGCGGCACCAGCCGAAGCACCAATTGCACCGGCAAGGCCCATACCTCCACCACCGATGCCTCCACCGGAGTTGATGTAATCCAGACCAGCCTTTCCTAGAACGCTCATGCCCTTACGGCTAACAACACCCTCACCAACAAGCAAGTTTGCCTGAACCTCAGAAGGAGTTGCGTACTTACCAGACTTACCAACACGTCCTGATCCTCCGCCGTGGTGAACAATACCTCCGGTGTGCCATGATCCCATGTTAGGGTCATTTGCTCTACCGGCGTAGTTACCCGGCTTTGCTCCGGTACGTGGAGTAGACTTGCTGCTCTGAGACTTAACAAATCCGGTTGCATTCTTACCGAATAGTGAGTTGTCAGGTGCGGTTCCACCATTGATCCATGCAGCGAACTGCTTGGCATCCATACCAAAGGCACCCTTTAGCATAGCGGCAGCAATGTCCTGACCAACCTTTGCCCATTCGACATTAGATGCCAACTTACCGCGCTCAGCCTCGTACTGCTGAGTTAGGTAACCTGCACCGGTCTTTGCCCATGAAAGAGACTTCATGTTGACGTCCTTGCCGTACTTGTCGTAAAGACCCTTCAACTGGCCCATCTGCTTATTCATTTCGGCCTCGGTTGAAGGAAGGTGATTACGTAGAGCCGTAAGTTCATCGTCTAGTTCACGCTTACGGTCTTCCAGACGCTTCTTTAGAGCCTTCTGGTTGTTCTCGTTAGTCTTCTGCTGAGCCTTCTTCTCGGCGTCAATAGACTTCTTAGCGTTGTCTTCCTGAACCTTTAGAGCGTCCTTTTCACGCTGCTGCTTGGCTTCTAGCGCATCCTTTTCGCGCTGCTCGATTTCATCGATAGCCTGCATGCGGGCGTCCTTCTCCTTGGAGACGGCATCCTTCTTCTTGTTAAGGTCTTCGATGCGCTGATCGGAAGCAGTCTTAGATGCGTCAGCGGCGTCAGAGACGTTCCATGCGTCCTGCTGTGCCTGTGCATTCGACACCAACTTTGCAGCCTCGTCCATCTGGCCCGAGTTAATTGCCATGTTGATATCGATGTTGCTGTTGTACATTTCAGAAAGACGCTGGATACGGGTCTGCTCAGCCTCGAAAATCTTCTGACGCATTTCTTCGGCCTTCTGCTCAGCCTTAATTGCCTCATCGATAGCCTTCAAACGGGCATCGTACATATCCGTCTCACGCTTCTTGCGAGCGTCCTGAGACTTCTTTAGGTTCTTGTCTTCCTGCTTCTGACGGTTCTCCAAGTCCTTCGACTTCTTGTCATACTTGTCAGAAATACGGTCTGCCTTCTTATCCAAGGCATCCATCTTGTTCTGACCCTCCTGAGCGGAAGCGTCAAGGGCAGCCTGAGTTGCATCTTCGAAAGCACGTGCGGCTTCATCGAAAATCTTGCCCTGTGCGTTCTGGTATACGTTTGTGTAAGCCTCCTTGATAGAGTCATAGGTAACACCAGCGTTGTAGCCTAGGGTCTGTAGGGCAGCGTCGAACTTCTCGGTATCTACCTGCGCACCACCGGCCACAGACTTGAAGTAATCAATAGCGTTTGCGGCAGCCGTAACTGCCTTTCCTGCTCCATCTGCTGCTCCGGTTACAGAGTTAACTGCACCAGAAACGTCAAGAATGCCGGGTGCTGCTGCTGACCAGTCCTCACTAATAGCACCCTGATTGAATAGGTCAGAGAACTTCTGGATACCGGGAATAGCGTCTTCTGCTACACCACCGGCCTTAGCGGCCTCCTGTGCAGCAACCTGTAGGAACTGCATCTGGCGACGAAGATTACCGAACTGGTCATCGCTCATGAATCCCTTAGTCATCCATGAGTTAGCAGCCGTTGTCTGTAGAATCTTCTTCTGGAAGTCATAAGCGTTGTTAACGCCATTCTTCTTTAGGTCACCATTCTTGTCGTTCTTGATTGCCTTTGCGTATGCGTCATTAACGAACTTGTCGGTCTGCTGAGAGAACTTGTCTAGCATGGCCTTCTTGTCCTTGTCGTCGGTGTTCAAGAATGCCTGCATGAAGTCAAGACCAGCCTTCTTGGCTGACTCAACACTTGCTTGGAATAGTTCGTTGTCGTTTAGTTGACCCTCCATCCAAGAGTGGTCAGGGTTTAGGGCGTTGTTAAGCAGAATCTGCCATTCAACGATCTTGGCTCTCATCATTGAGTCGATATCATCAAAGTTGACTCTACCGTTAATCTCAATTTCGAACTGAGCGTCATCAAAGCGCTTGCCCATGGTAGCAAGAGCAACACGAGCGGTGTCCTTTGCCTGCTGTACCGTAGCACCGTGCAACTTAGCGTCAACACCGGCTGCAATAGCGGCACCCCAGATTTCACCAGTGCTCTTTCCGGTAGCCTTTAGTGCGGCCTCTTCCTGAGCCTGAATCTTCTTGAATGCGGCGGCAGCGTTAGGGTTCTTCATGGTCATTTCAGACGCTAGGAAGTCAGCAGAGGTCTTACCATCAACACCCTTGCTTGTTTCCATTGGACCCTTGCTTGTGTAAGAGTAACCAAGCATGTCAGCCATGTCCTGAGCGTAACGGTTGTAGTCCTTAACCTTGTCGATACTGTCCTGTACCTGATTGTTAAAGTACATCCATGCAGCGGCACCGGCCATGGCAACACCAGCAATGATTGGGCCTGCACTCTTTAGAGCACCAAGGAACTTGCCCTGTGCGCTGGAACTGATGTTAAACATACCGGCCATTTGAGAGCCAAGCCACTTGGCACC